ATAGCATCAATCATATCTTGTCTTAAATCACCTTTTTTAACCTTATGAATAGGAAAAGATAATTGTTTTTCTAGCCATTCAAGGTGAGAATAAACAAGTTTTGGCTCTCCCATTGTATCTGCAAAAATTTCACAATCCACTTTAGGAATTAAACCTTTTTCAATCATTAAAGCTAATGTGCTACTTTGAACACCTGCCCCCAAAGATAAAACTCTTAATTTATTTTGCATATTTTTTAAATGCCATTCTCCATAACCAAGACCTAGTGATAGATACAATCGTAAATATTGAAGCTATGGCAATCCCGTCTAAAATAGTCGGGTATAGATTAAAAAATGGAAATATATAAACTTGTATAAGAATTGCTAAAATGAAACCACTACCAACATCAATGAAACTTTCTATAAAACTTCTCATTTACAAATAGCCCCTATAAATAAATACCCTTGTTTTGTGTACCAACCTTGTAATGTCCTATCTCCATTTACATCTTCCTTATATGTCGCAATTTTATTTCTAATTTCATCACTCATATCACCACAAGAACTATACTTATCATTGTCAAAAGGGTATGTTATTTGTGTTATATCGCACCCCGTACAAGTTAATATTAAAATTATTATTGTCGTATACATTACCCTTTTGTTTTTGTAATTTTACGGATAGATGTTTCATCTTCCTCTAAACTTTCTTCTGACCATCTTTTTTTAGCACCCAATCTACCCGCCATTGATCGTCTTTTTCTATTCATTTTTTGTTCTTTGCGTTCTTCTTCAGCTTGTTTGCAAATTAAGTATGTCTTGCCATTCTTATCTTTTTCTTTGTAAAATAAATGCTCTATTTTTGGGAATATTATTTTGATCTTATCTAATCTGCAATTACACATTTTAGACAAAATCTCCATATCGTATTCTATTCTAAAGCCCCGCCAACAATGGCAATAGAGTAAAATATAAGCACCTTGTTCTTCTAGGTTTATTTTTAATCTATTAGGATCGCTTATCCAATCATTTGCATAGAATTGAAAAGCGGGGCTTTGTTCATCTGTAGTTGATTTTCTCATTGAGTATCTTTGAACTCTACCTTTATTTTACAGTTTTTACCTTCGTGTCTATGTATGCTATCATCAAAACTTTCTATTAAATTTAAAAGTTCTTTTAATGTTATACCATTTTCCGATTGTAAACGGGTTAAAACTTGATTTTTCTTTTCAGTATTTCCGTGTTTTCCCGTATATTTAGTTCCAAGTGATACTATTTCATATTCTTCAATATACATATTTATCCTTGTTAAGTTTAGTTAAGTTTTGTTTTTAACAAAAGAAATAGGGGTCGTCAACTACTATCTTGTTTGTAGTTGAAGGTGAAGATGCAGGTGAAGATGCAGATGAAGGGGATAAAACCGCATATGCGATTTAATAGCATAGGGTCATACGTTTGCCATTGGCACATTTATGGCAATGCTATGGCAATGCTATAGCTATGCTATACTAAAGTTTATATCAGGTCTGATGTATTCTTGTGAGTAGTCGCCAATTTTAGCTATTTGTATGGCTCGATATGGAGGTACTACCTTCCATTTAGATACTGCGGGGTGTGATATTCTTAATTTTCTTGATAGATTTTTACCACCATATTTAGATACTACTTCCTTTTTTCTATCTACAGCTAGTTGATATTTATTCTTCATTTGTTTTCTGTAGTACCAAATTGTTCTTCATGTGTAATCATTCGTCTGATAAAACTTGCCATATCGTGTTGTTTTTTTGCTTGATCTACTAAATGTAGTATGCTTTTAGCTTTGTCAAAATGATCTGGAATTACACTACTTCTATCAACATTAGAAATATCCTTGATAAGTCTATCTCTTTTTGCCTCTAGTTCTGTGGCTAATTCTGGTAAAATTGTTGCCATAATTGGATTTACTAGCATACTAATTAACATTAATCAACATTTAACTTGACAGTAGTTAAGCTATAAACTATTAATTTAGGTTAATTTAATAATAAATAAGGAAAAAAATATGACAAGTATAGTAGCAAAGGGTAGTGAAAAAAGTAGCAGTTTTCCTAGTGTTTCTGTCGGTGTTCACAAAGCCCGTTGTATTAAGGTCATTGATCTTGGTACACAAAAAAATGAGTATGAAGGAAATATCACTTGGAAAAGACAAGTCTTGGTAATTTGGGAAACTCCCAATCAGACTAACGAAACATCCGAGCCATTAACAATCAGCAAATTTTATACCTTATCACTCCATGAAAAGTCTAATCTAGGAATAGATTTAACTTCTTGGAGAGGCCGTGCTTTTTCTGAAACAGAAAAAAAAGGTTTTGATATTGCTAATTTAATTGGTCAACCTTGTACATTAAATGTTATTCAAGGGAATAAGAATAACAAGATAGGATCAGTAATGCCTTTAGCAAAAGGTGATAAGATTGCTGAACAATATCATACAAATGTAATCTTTGATTTAAAAGATTTTCAAAATGGTAAGAAGGAAGTCTTTAATCAATTACCAGAAGGAATAAGAAATATAATCCTACGATCTAGGGAACTAGAAGGATTAGACCAAAGCGATACTGGGGATGAAAACAATGGGTCTAATACTGTAGGACAAGAGCCAGTACCATTCTAATGGAATATACTAACGCATCTAATCTCCCTAAAAGCATTGAACGGGCAGTAGCTAACGATCCTTACTCATCCAAAGGGTCTAATATATCTGCTACCCGTTTGATTGCTCCTCCTAGAATAAGGGTATTAGAAATGAGAAATTGGGATTTATTAAAGGAAGATGTATCTGATAAGATATTTGCTTTACTAGGACAATCCGTACACCATATCATTGAACGATCTAAACAACGAATTGATTTATCTGAAAGAAGATTATTTTATAAAGATGATAAGATTACTAATGGTTGGACTTTAAGTGGGTCATTTGACTATCTTGAAAGAGAAGGAAGATTGATAGATTTTAAAGTCACATCTGCATGGGCTACTCTTAATGCTTTAGAAAATCCTAAACCCGAATGGGAAAATCAATTAAATGTATTAGACTTTCTATGTCGTAAAAATCAAAAGACTTTAACTAGCTATAGTAAACCCGTTAAGGTTAGGTCTTTATCCATTATGGCAATATTAAGGGATTGGTCTAAATTAAGGGTAATGCAATCTGATAACTATCCTAAAAAACAAGTTGTTATGATACCTATTAGAAGGTGGACACCAAAAGAACAAGACGATTATATTCAAGCTAGAATTAAACTACATCAAGATGCTGAAAAGTCTAGTAAGCTACCCCTTTGTACTGCAAAGGAAAGATGGCGAAAAGATGATAGCTATGCTTTAATGGTTGATGGTCGTAAATCTGCTAAACGAGTATTGCCTACTAGAGAAGAAATGGATCAATACATGAAAGCTAACAAAATGGTGGAAGGACAAGGTTGTAAAGTTGTATTCAGAAAAGGTGAGGATACTAGGTGTATGCACTATTGCCGTGTGAATGAATTTTGCGATCACTACATGAATGTTAAATTCTAAAAAAATAATAAGACCATTTGTTTTAACCAAAGACCCTCTCGTTCAAAGGATACTAGAACGATTTGCTAAACGATCTGAAAATGGTATAAAGAAATATGGTAGGACAATGGTTGATGCTACAAAAAGCATTGATGAATGGATAGATGATGCACAAGAAGAAAGTTGGGATAAGATTGTCTATCTTGAAAAGATTAAAATAGAACTTCAAAAGAAGGAAGGGGAAAAAGATGGCAAAAAAGAAAAAGAAAAAGAAAGATAAAAAGAAAAAAAGTAAGAAGAAAAAAAGATAATTCTTGAAAATTTTTAGAATAGGTGTAAATGAAAACTGTGAACTTTCATTTTTTTTATTTATCTCTATTCATTTATTGGACTATTCTCATAGCATTAACAATTCAATTATACTAATTTCTTATTCCAACGGCCTTTATCATTTAAGATCATAGGTAATAGTTTTGGAATACCATCTAAAATAATACCACATCCTATTATAAATCTTGTTCTAAAGTTTTTTGCATAATTAAAAGCCATACTTTTTTGGTTAATTAAACATCCTACATTCATAGCAAAGAAAATGTTATCGGGATTAGCCCAATAGCTAATAACAAATTTTGTATGGTAGTGTCCTTGAACTGCGGACATACCCATAGTTTGAGATACCTTTAATATATCTGCTGATCTTCCGTGAGTAAAAAAACATTTCTGTCCATTACTCATAGTCAAAGTTAAATCATCTACCCATTTCCATTTCTTTGTACCTAAAAAGTCGCCATAATCCTTTAGAAATTCCCTACTCATTCCGTATTTTAAAGCCCGTCTATATACCAAGCTAGAATGATTGCTCTCTACCTCTACCATCTTCGGAAATATGCCCTCTAATGCCCTTATAAAGCCCCTAGAGGCCTTTAATTCATCTCCTGCACTATAGAGGTCAGGATCGTGAGTGTGCATATTTATGGCGTGGAAATCGAGCAAATCGCCTATGTTAATTACAAAGTCAGGTTTGTATTCTTTCTTAATTTCTTCTAAAAAAGTAAAGCTATCTCTATGATGAAAAGGAATATGAAGATCGCTAATGACCAAAATTCTTTTGTTCACTAATTACCCTCAACTGTTTCTGAAAGGTTCTTGATGCGTTCTATTTCTTCTTGTTTAGGATCAACATATTTAATTTGTCCATCATCAATATGTACATCTTTAACAGTTCCATCTTCAAGAATAATATCTTTTAAAATAACAACCATACTTGTAGTTGTATTTTACTTTAGTTTATTAGTTTTTACAAGATTTCATCAGAACAGAAAGTTCTTCAGCACGTTTCGGTGTTTGCTTTGCCCAACGGCTATCCAACATTTCTTCTGATGCAGTTTGATAATCATCTTCACCTAATGCTTTCCACATATTTTTAAATTTTGATACTCCACCGATACCTAATTGGAATACCATTTCAATGATGACACATTTAGCTTGATGATGAAGTGGTAAATCTTTTATAAGTTGGTTTGCATTTGAACAAGCTGTATTGAAATCACCATCAAAAACTTTATCCAAATCTTCCTTGTTGTAGGTCGCACCTTCCTCGTATGGATCGGTAGGTAAAACAAGATGTCCATAACCGATTGTGGCAAAACCTAGACTATCTTTATAAACTTGATCCCTATAACCTTCGTGTTCTTTAATCCTTGCCTTTAAATCGTCATATTCCATACACTAATACTATATAACAGCGGAAAATTTATAACAGAAAATTAATTGTTTACTAAAAAAATAAGCACAATAACTACTACTACAGCAATAGATATTTTTTTATGGGATTTTACTAATGCCCATAGTTCTTTTGCTTTTTCCATACTACCTCCCGTATACTTCATTAATTATTTAGGTCTTTTCATAATATCAGCACCTTTAAGTCCATATATAGCAGATACTACACCAATAAATAGGGCTTGATACCAGAACGGCATATTGTTAAAATACTCAAAAAATTTTTCTACTTTCAACATAATTTCAGGATCGTCACTAAAAATACTCCAGATCAGCAACATTACGGGGGCGGCCACAAGTATCAATACGAACTCGTCTTTCCAGCCCTGTTGATTATTAGTCATAACGGCTTGTTTGTATTCCAACTCACCCCTTGCCATCTTACCAGCATGGGTAGCTTGGGCATCAGCCATCAGCATTTTAGTTTCTTGTCGTTTTTTATAGATATGCGTACCAGCATTTAAAGCTAATTTGACTACACTAAACCACATAATTCCTCCTAAAATTTATAAAACTTTAATGCACCTAGTATTAAAGCAATCAAAGACCCTACTACAAAAACTGCTTTAATACCACCTTTTCCCATTGATACTTGGTGCTTTAAATCTTCTATATCCTTACTATTTTTCTGAACATCCTTATGTATTTCTGCTAATTTATAACAGATTACTTCCATTGATACTTTACTATTAAATTTAGGTGTCAATTTTTTTTTCATCTACAACCTTTTTTTCAAGACACCAGAATTTTATTAGAATTTTATTATCATTAACTAATTTAGAATCCATTTCTTGAATAAGAGAACCTGATTGTTTGTATCCTGCTAATGCACATTCTTTATGAGAAGGGTAAATTATTTTAAGTTCCATAGGGGGAATACACATATTTTGAGCAGCATAACACATTTGTAATATAAGAATAAATTTCATTATTCATTCTCAACCTTTTTCTTCTTTTTCTTGTTTTTATTTTTAATGTTTCGTTTAACAAGATTTGTATTCTTTTTAATTTGTTTAGATAAAAATATTTGTCCTTGTTGAAGTTTAAAAACTTGTTCTTTCATTTCCCAAGTTGTTTTTAAATTCCAACCAACTAATGAAATTAATGCAACTAAAGCTAGACCAACTATTTTATCTTTTAAATCCATTATTGACAACTTTCACATTCATTTGTGTCATCAATCACTAATCCGCCATTACCTTCATAACTCAAATCTTCTTGTTTTTTACACTTACAATTTTCACAAGTACAAATATCACCATCCCAATGATGATTATGTAAATCACCATTACAATGACAATTACATCCACAATCTTTACATTTATAATTACTCATTTTATCATTTTACTATCTTTAATATCTTTTTTCCACCCATATATATTTCAGTTTTAGCTTTAACAATCTTGCAACTAAAAACTACACTATCTGGATTAATTTCACGAGAAGCTATACGTTTTGATTTGAGGCATGAACTTAAATTCTCTTTATAAGTATGCTCAATAACATTTCCATTTAATATAAGTAATAAAGCTACAACAGTTTCTATCATTTTAATCCCCAATAAATTAAGACTAAAGGTATAATAATATGTTCAAAAATTTCATATAAACAAATAAAAACTAAAAGCCATGTAAAGAATAAACTTGTTTTAGATTTAGTTATTAAATAAGTAAACATTTTTTCATGCCATGTAGTAATTTTCTGTGTAATTTTTAATAAACTTTCTTTCATTAATGAGTTCCATTTTGTCTAATTTTATCTTTTAATTTTTCTACATCTTCTAATAGTTTATCAACTTGTTTTGATAAAAATTCTATATTAACTTTATTGTGCATACCACCTTCTAATTGTTCAGTATGTTTTTCTATTTGACCTGCCATATGTTCTATTAACATAAACTGCTCACTATCTGCGGGTAACGAACCGAGTTCGCCACGTGGCCATTTAATTCTAAAATCAGTATTCTTATCTAAATCACTACTTACAAGTTTAAAATTTGTTTCTACATTATTAAGTCTTTCAATAACTCCAAAGTAAGCCCACACACCTATTGCTACTGCTGCCAAAATTGACAACAAATTTCGCATAGGCATACTGATTGCTGTATTATCTGATACTTTCATTAATCGTCATCTTCCTTTGGCCGAACCTTACCAAATATAATTTTATAATTCAGTTTAGTTTTCTCCTCCATCTTTTCACTCAACGGACTTGTACTTATACCTATTGATTGTCTGACATTTTCACATCCATACAATAAACTTATAAATAAAAAAATAGTTAAATATCTCATCCATTACTCCCCTAAATACTAGTATATCAAACTTGATAGGTTATATAAATGATTTTATCTTAAAGGTGATCCACCAAACCACATAACTAAAGACTTACGATTTCCTTTAATTATCTTGCTGCGTTAGCTTCTCGTTAATTTATTAACGAGCGTTACAAGGTACTCCATTAGAATTTACGAATGGTGCCTCCGCCCAAACCATGTAAACATAAGAACTACCTGATCCATTTATATCTGTTTCTGTACTTCTTAATTTAAAACCATTGGATAAGAAATCTAATTCATTTGCACTAGCTTCTACCGCTGGATTATCTATGTATAATCTTTTATCCATTACATTATATGGATTTCTTTTATTATCATGTAGATAATATAAAGCGGCTCCACTTGTTTTTTTCAAAATAACCATTGCTGGACGCATTCCCGTGAAAACAAATGTTCCATCAGCATTTCCGTTGCCTATGTAGGAACCCATAGCTGAATATCCTTGCTTAGGTGCAAAGCAGTAAGCTATATAATTCTCTGTGTCAGTATTCACCTCAGCACCATCGCCAAGTGTAAAAACTGAAGAAGTAGGAGCTTCATCACTCCATCTGTCTACGGCATCTGCTGTTGCGGCAGAATCATTTAAAACTAAATAATCTGTTTCTGGTGCTGATGTATTTGCACCATGATACATTTGCCAAGCATCAGCGGCATCTCTGTTTTTAACTATAATCATTTTAGGAACTGCTGAAAGATTGTGTGAAATATCTGTATCGTCAGTACCATTTCCAGTATATGTAACTATATCAAACCCAGCAGTTGCAGATTCTTTCCAGCACCAAGCAACTATATCATTAGAACTTTGATTAACATTGTTATTTGCACCTACAGTAAATCCATCTGATCCAAAAGCTGTTAATATTGTTGCTGGATCATTAGTTCCTTCTGCTTCAGTAAGATTTGAATAAAAATATTTTGTTGTTCCTCTAACTGCATCAAACATCATATAGTTTAAAGCTTGTTCTCTGTTTTTTATCCATACCAAATCTGGTTGCATATCTTCATCGCCATCAAAAGTTTGTGCGTTAGAACTTCCTGTTCCACTATAAGTCTTAACCTGAAAATATGCTTCTGGATCGTCTATTGCTGTATAAGCCATTATCCATACTCCGCTAAATTTTTAGTACATAATGCGTAATAGCCATTAGGTACTGCGTATTCAAAATTTCCATAACCATCTGCATCTGCGTTGCCTGATGAAACTGTAAATCCTGAACAACCACCAAAATTATACTTTGAAACTTGTGATGAACCATGTTGACTAGTAAGTGGAAATAAAAGAGTAGCTGGAACATCTAAACCAAAATCACTTACTATTGCAGCACCATTTTTATATAGAGTAATTTGATCGTCATCAGCATTAAGTGCAACACCTAATATATCTGATGAACCATCCATTGTTCCATAAGCTCCATAATCCCAACCAAGTGTACTTCCAAAATCTGTGCCATGTCTATACATTGCACCACTATCGCCATTATGAAATATTGTTGTTCCATCCTCTGCAATACCTGAAGCACCAGTTGTACTTTCATCTACTATTCCAGCTTGATAATTTGTAACTGTTCCACCGCTGAATAAAACTTCCCAAAACCATTTGCCTTGTGAAACACCTATTGTACCTCGAGATAGTTGCCAAGCACTTGCAGTACCACTTACCACACAATTTCCTTCTGAAAAAGTATTATTATTAGGATGTATAAATAAAGGATTCATAGTACAAAAATTATTAGTCGGTGTATCTGTAGCTTGATCTGTT